GAATCTAATCAAACTAGACCAAGCAGACCTCACCGAATTCCTGATTGTTCCTGTACACGATGAAATTGTGCTTAACGTACCTAAGGACAATGTTGCAGAAGTTATGGAAACTGTTCGTGTGTGCATGACAACTCGTGATGGTTGGGATGTTCCGCTTACTGCTGGTGTGGACGGTCCGTTTGAAAACTGGGGAGCAAAATACGATGAGTAAAAGATTAATCCTGAGCGTTGACCCAGGAAAAGCGAGCGGTATCTGCCTATTCCAGTATGAGAAAGGCTATGAGCCAAAACTTGTTTGGTCTGGGGAGTATCAGCAGAATGAATACGCTCAACCAATCAGAAACGCACTACGCTCTCACATTGAGTATGGGTTTCCGATAGACATAGTCTGCGAGCGTTTCACTATCAACGCTCAGACTGTTCGCAATTCACAGGCTCCGTACTCGCTTGAGCAGATTGGTATTCTCAAGCAGATTATGCTTGACCACAAAATTGACCCAGAAACAATTATTTTTCAGTCTCCAGCAGATGCTAAGGCTATGTTTAGCAATGAAAAACTTAAGAAACTTGAGTTTTGGCACAAAGGTGGCGAAGGTCACGCCCTAGATGCAATAAGACACGCCGTACTTAGGCTTGTGAAAATCGGCTGGATACCGACTAAACTATTTGATAGTTAGAGATACTATCCAAAAAAGTTTTTAAACTTTTAAATTCTGTGCTAGTATGTATGTAACGACGAAAGGAATCTCCCAAGTGGCGATAAATGTAGAACTCGATGAGTTAGACAAACACATCATTATCACGTCAGACTGGCGTTTTAAGGAACTCTGTAAGAGTATCCCTGGCTCTACTTACGATGCCAAAACTCAAAACTGGAAAGTGCCAGTATCTTGGTCTGCTTGCCTAGCCCTACGCTCTACATTCAAGGATGAACTTGTTCTTGGTGACCGAATCAAGGGATGGGCTGTAAAAGAACGCACTAACCGAATCGACCCAGCAAACGCTCTGCGTGACCTAGAAGTATTGCCAGAAGAAGAAACTGGCAACGAAGATTTGTTTCCTCACCAGCGTGCTGGTGTTAAGTTTCTGGCTACTGCTCGACAGGCTCTGCTTGCCGACGAGCCGGGATTGGGCAAGACCGCTCAGGCGATTCGTGCTCTGAAGGCAGTCAAAGATGGGGGCGAAGCAATATTTCCAGCCCTCATCGTCTGCCCGAATACTTTGAAAAAGAACTGGCAACGTGAGTTTAAAAAGTGGTGGCCCGAAGTCAACGTTCAAGTTATCAAGGGAACCGCTACTCAGCGTCGCAAGCAGTTTGACGAAGAAGAAGTAGATGTCTACGTTATCAACTGGGAGTCACTACGTTCTCACTCGCGTCTAGCACCTTATGGCTCAGTCGCACTTGCTAAGTGTCAGGATTGTGGCGGTCACGATGAGCGTGTAACTCTCAATCGTTGTGAAGTGCATCCTCGTGAATTGAACGATATTGATTTCAAGGCTGTTATTGCTGACGAGATGCACCGCTCTAAGGAGCCAAAGTCTAAGCAGACTCGTGCTCTTTGGTCTGCTACTGGCAATGCTGATATTCGTTTTGCTCTTACTGGAACTCCTATTGCTAACAACGTCCTCGATATGTGGGCTATTTTGCACTGGCTATCTCCACAAGAGTTCCCAAGCAAGACCCGTTGGATTGACCGCATGATTAACACGATGCTAAATGCTTTTGGCGGAATGATGGTTCTTGGCGTAAAGCCACACATGGAAGAAGAGTTCCACGCAGCAATCAATCCTCGTATGCGTCGTATGTTGAAGTCTCGTGTATTGCCTTGGCTACCAGAAATGATGTTTGAGCGTCGCGATGTTGAGATGTCTACTAAGCAAAAAAAGGCTTATGACCAGATGCGTAACAACATGATTGCTGAACTTGAAGGCACTAGCGATGCTGTTGTAGCACCTAGCGTGCTGACCCAGACTCTTCGTCTGCACCAGTTTGCAAGTTCTTATGCGGAGATGCTTGTTGATGAAGTCACTGGTGAACCTAAAGTTCGTTTGTCAGAGCCGTCTTGTAAGATTGACGCCTTGATGGATGATATTAAAAATGGCGACTTCGGTGAAGACAGCGTTGCTGTCTGTGCTGTATCACGCCAGTTACTTGAACTCTTAAGTGCAAACCTGACTAAAGAAGGTATTGCTCACGGAATGATTACTGGTGCTCAGAATGAAGACGAGCGTCAGATGGCTATCGATGATTTCCAAGCAGGTCGAATCAAGTGGATTCTATTCACTGACAAGGCTGGTGGTGTCGGTGTAACACTTACCGCAGCACGCCGTTTGGTAATGCTACAGCGACCTTGGTCACTCGTAGACCACAAGCAAGCACTTGACCGTGTCCACCGCATCGGTTCTGAAATTCACGACTCTGTTGTGATTATGGACTATGTGACTGAAGGCACAATCGAAGAGCGTGTGATTCAAGTTCTAGAAACTAAGGCTGACAACTTCGACCAGATTGTCAAAGACAGAGCCAAATTACTTGAGTTGCTAAAAGAAGATAAGGCTGGTACTCTCTAAACATGAATGACGAAACTACACCAGAAGTAAAAGCACCGTACACGCTTTCAAACTCTGAAATCCAAACTTTTAAAGACTGCCGTCGTAAGTGGTGGCTCGGTTACTACCGTCGCCTACAGCCACGCACCAAGCAGTTCACTGGTGCTCTTGCCTTAGGTTCTCGTATCCACGAGGCTCTAGACCAGCACTACTCTACTGGCGTTGACTTGCTAGAGGCTCACAAGGCTCTTGTAGCCAAGGACATGGAACTTCTTGTTGCTGATGCACGAGACACCCACGACTTGGAGGCTGAGGCTGAACTAGGTCGCATCATGCTTGAGGGCTACATCCAGTGGATGGAAGATGAGGGCATTGACGCAGACCTAGAAATGATTTCTACTGAAGAGATTATTCAGATGCCGTTGTTTGATGGCGAGGTAGTTCTTCAAGGTAAATTGGATATGCGTGTCCGTCGTCGCTCTGATGGCGTTCGTATGTTCCGTGACTTTAAGACTGTCGGTGGCTCGTTCGCAGACTTTGCTAACCAAGCACAGATGAACGAGCAGATTCTTACCTACATGCTTTTGGAGTCTGCCCAAAACAAATCTCCTGAAGAGCGTTCCGAGGGTGGCATCTTCACGATGCTTAAGAAGGTAAAGCGTACTGCTAATGCACGCCCACCTTTCTACGAGCAGATTGAAGTACGTCACAACCAGTTCACTATGCGTTCGTTCTGGCAACGCATCCACGGAACTATCTCAGACTTGATGAATGTCAAGAAGGGTCTTGACGCTGGTGGAGACCCAAACTTCCTTGCTTATCCGACACCTGGCAAGGATTGTAAATGGAAGTGTCAGTTCTACACTGTTTGTCCTTTGATTGACGATGGTTCGGCAGCAGAGGCAGCAATCAGTGAGATGTACGTGGTCGCCGACCCGTATGGTTACTACAAAAGCAATACAGACGAAAAGAAAGGTAGTGAGGACTAATGTCAGAAGTACATCGTTCCCTAACTATGATGGTCTATGGCGAATCAAAGGTTGGTAAATCAACCTTCGCTGTTACCGCACCTTATCCACGCCTGATGCTAGACGTTGAGGGTGGACACCGATTCCTCCCAATCAACGTAAGGTATTGGGACCCAATGCGTGAGGAGCCACCTGTGGCTGACGGCACTTGGGACACAGTAGTTGTGCAGGTTCGCGACTACGATGTTGTTTTGAAGGCATTCCAATGGCTTCAGAGTGGCAAGCACCAGTTCAAGTCACTAATCATTGACTCCATCTCGGAGTTGCAGGTTAAGTGCATGGACAACATCGCTGGTACAGAGCAGATGAAGATGCAACAGTGGGGCGAACTACTTCGTCACATGGGACACCTTCTACGCGACCTCCGCGACCTAACCTCGCACCCTACTCAGCCTCTTGAGGCTGTAGTTATGACTGCTATGGCTAGCCGTGGTCAGGACAATCGTATGCACCCTTATCTACAGGGTCAGTTGAAAGTTCAGGCTCCATATTTCTACGATGTTCTCGGCTACATTGCTAACGAGACCATCCCTAATCCAGACCCAACTCAGTTGCCTTACAAGGCACGTCGTATGTATGTGGAACGTACTGACGAAGTTGAGGCTGGAGAGCGTGTTCAGGGTCGACTTGGTTCGATTGTTGAACAGGAAAATCTTGGTGTAGAGCGTATGCTAGACATCATCTTCGGTAGCAAAACCGAAAAGAAGAAGTCTGCTTAGAACCCTAAGCGGATACAACAACCCAATCTACAAATTAAGGATAGGTGAGTGCTATGAGTAGCATTAACTGGGGCGATTTAGTAAAGGATGCTGGCGAGTCTGCTGGCGGAAATTACGAGCCG